TTGGACTAGGTCCTTGGGTGTTTACTGTGGACCCTGCCAGTACTATCAAACTAAATAAAAGTGCAATAGTATTTGTACACAAGACTGCAAAAGATATGGCCAGTCAGTATGTACAAGCAACAACAGGATTAGCAGTAGCTTAGGAGTATAGATGCCAGGATTAGCATACAAAGACGGAAAAAGCAGTGTTGCTTGCACCGACGGTGTTAGAGGAAAAGTATGCCGAACAGTAACTAGGGGAGATCCGCCAGTAACTGTACCTGTTGCTTGGAACTGGGATGTTAATACAACACAATCTAGCAATGCTGGCAGTGGCAATGTTTTTGCTAATGGCATAGGTGTTGTTAGAAAAGACGATGTTATGAAGAGTCATCCGCACGGAGATCCTTGTACAGCAAGTCCTGTAAATCATTCACCGCCATTAGATACATATTCACCAAATGTTTATGCAAATAATAAACCAATAGGGCGCATCGGCGATCACTATGACGGCGACGGCACCTCTCAAACACACCAAATAACCTCTGGTAGTTCTAACGTTTTTGCCAACTAATATGATTAAGGCTTGACAGTCTGCTTACCTTGTGTTAATATAAAACATAACAAAGGCAAATAGAAAGAGGCTTATATGGAAAAGATTATTGTAACAGACTGCGACGGTGTACTACTCAACTGGGAGTATGCATTTGTATGCTGGATGTCACAGCGTGGATACACCGAGATTGAAAATGGCAATCGAGAGTACAACATCGGCAAGCGATTTGGTATTACACTAGAAGCAGCTATTGAACAGGTTGTGATATTTAATGAAAGTGCAGCAATGGCATTCTTACCAGCACTGCGTGATGCACGTTATTATGTAAAGCGTCTACACGAAGAACATGGATACGATTTTCATTGTGTTACAAGTATGAGTCTAGATCCTAATGCTAAAAAACTACGTCAAATGAACTTAGATAAACTATTTGGTTCAACAGCATTTCCAGTATTAGAGTGTTTGGATACAGGTGCAGACAAAGAAGAAGCACTTGAGAAATATCGTGACACAGGCTACTACTGGATTGAAGACAAGTTTTCAAACGCACTAGCAGGACAGGCAGTGGGTATGCGTCCAATCCTTATTGAACACGGCTGGAACATGTACGAAACTGTACCGGATGGAATGAAGAAAGTTACAACTTGGAAAGAACTTTACGAGCATATTGTAGGTGACTGAGTTGAGCGAAATACATGACGCAATGAAAGTTGCCTTTGCAACTTATGTTAAGGAATCAGAAAAGTTTGAACAAGAGGGTGTGAAAGTAAGTGCTGTTCGCGCCCGTCAAGCTCTCAATGATCTAAAAACATTAATAACTGAGCGTCGAAAAGAAATACAAGATCAAAAGTTAAAGACATGAGTGAAAAACAATACCTATACAATATTGCTGATAAAGTTTCTTTGTATGTGCAAGCAAAACAAAATGCCATTGACTTCTTAGTAAAGAACGAAATAAAAGATCGCAATAGTATTCAGAACTGTTTGATTATGAGTCAAATATGGACAGCGTCACAGATCAATGATAATATTACATTAAACGATATTATGATATATCTTGGTAACAACGAACCAGTTGATGATGATCTTGATATGAAAGAAGTAATACTTGACGATGACATGAAGCATCTCACTCTTAATGAAATATTAGAAGTGGCATTAGAAAAAAATGATGACGTTTGATATTGGTAGTGCAACTATTAGTGTATGCGAAGACACTGCAAAATGCGCTGTAGATAATATACAGCCTGATGATGTAGTATTGGTTGCTGATTTTTGTGGCAAAAATAACTATATAGTAGATGTAGTTTGCGGTTCGGCAGCAGAAGATTTAATATATTATACAGCAGGCACTATATTAACTCAGCAGGCTCTTAGAGAACACATAGAAAGTAACTATCTTTGATTATTAAAGCTAAGAACGCATTATTAAAAAAAGGACCTTTTGCTCTCGATTTTAAAAGTAACAAGGATATCTTTACTATTGATTATTATGATAAGGATGAGTTCTTGTATCAACTAGAGTGCGACATCAAACGTGCTAATCAAATATACAAACAATCAATATACGAAGGATTTTATGAACAGTGTTAGCGTCAACATTTATTAAAAGAGTAAATACGTTATGACGCATAAAGAAGCATACAGATTGTTTTGGATGGTTAAAGGACATATCCCAGAGAGCGATGCTACAGCATTGCAATCGGCAGATAGTTATTTTAAAAGACTATGGGTCGACGGTTGCAATGGGGCTCCGTTATGTGATTATGAAGAAGGTTTTGAACAAGCATATAATAGGAGATTTCATAATGCCAAGGAACGGAATAGAGTCACTCAGTGACGACGATTTAAAATGTTTAGAAAAAATAGTTTCAGCAAAGTTTGCAGAAGCATGTGAGTATGCAAAAACATTTGATACAAAAAACGGATGGCATTCAAATGCTAAATCAAATCAGTTTCTTAGAATAATGAATGCTATTAGATCTACAAAAACTGTTAAACGAATAAGAGAGCAACGCTGGTAATCTAAATGAAATGCAAACAAGGCGACTTTGCTCGCATTATCTATTCAGTACGTCCTGAGAACGTTGGACGAGTTGTAAAGGTAGCAGAATACATTGGTAAGTTTAAACAAGGTGAACAGTTTGAAGCATTTGGAATGACTTGTACATGTGCTGTTCACGATCACTATTGGTGGATTCAGGGTGAAGATATCGAAATCCAGTTTGGTCCTGCGCCTAAGGCATACATTGCCGACACATGGCTTGAGCCTATTAAAAATCCAAATGAAGAAATAGAAGAAAACACAGAAGTTGAACTTGACATGTTCTTATAAACATGTTATAAATATTAAATGAAACCTACAAAATCTAATACATTTTGTCATTATCCTTTTAAAAGTTTGGCATTAAAAAACTGGCAGAAGGATAAACTTGGAACTCCTTGGGTGTGTTGCAAAATGGGAGATAGCAATGTCGACCTGGGTATAACATCAAAAAATCTTACACCAGATCAAATATTCAATCATCCTCGATTGCAAAAACTAAGATATAATGCATTAAATAATATACAAGACGAAGCCTGTGCAACTTGTTGGAAACAAGAACAAAAGAATAATATTAGCAAACGTTTGTTGAGTGAAGGAACAGGAACTACTAACCTAACTACACTAGATTTAACCATTAGTAATCAGTGTAACTTAAGATGCAGAATGTGCAATCCAGGAAATAGTAATCAGTTGATGATTGATTATAAGTTTTTTAAAGATAATGATTTGTTTTTAGATATACAAGGTGCTACAAACTTTGACTTTGTTGCAAGTGCGCCAGTTGATGTTCGTAATAGCTTGCAGTTTAAATGGCTTTTGCAAAATACCCATAAGATAACAACATTAGAAGTTAGCGGCGGGGAGCCTTTCTATGATAAAAATCTTTTACACTTACTAGATAAGTACATCGAAAACAATGATGCTAAAAATACAACACTTCATTTTCATACAAACGGAACATTATTTACAGAAGATCTTTGCAACAAACTATTGCAGTTTAAAAACAATCAACACACAATCAGTGTAGATGGAGTAGGTAAAGTTTACGAATATATTAGATATCCTCAAAGTTTTAGTATGTTAGAGAACAGTATAAAAACTTATATTAATATTGTAAATCCTAGCGTATTATGGTTCAATCTAGTTCTAACAGCACACAACTTGTTTAACTTAGAAGAGTATAAAGCATGGGTAGATACATTTGATGTACCAACTAAACACATTGTATTAAGCGAAGTTCACAGCAGCACAAGAGGCGTTTCATTAAAAAACCTGCCTGTTGATATATTAAAGCAATCTAAACAAAAATATTCTAAAACTAATATTGAAAACTTAACTACAATGATAGATGATGCTATACATAATAATATAGGAAACACAAAAAAGTTATATCAAGAAACAATATTGTTTGATCAAAGTAGAAACCAACAATATGAAAAATATTTAGATGAAAATATTGTTAATGTTTTAAAAAATACTTGACATGTTCCTATAAACATGTTATAAATAGACTGTAAACGTTGAAGCAACGTGGACACATTCTGGACCCGGGGGCGGTACCCGGCGACTCCACCACAAACACATTAGGTTTGAAATATAACCTCTCTTTCCCGAGATGATAACTCGATATAGAGGACCTAGAAATAGGGTAAAGAATAAGAGTGCTAGTGTGTTTTTGATGGGGTCGAAATAGGATCGACAGGTGTGAAAGTGAAGTGGAGTTACCGGGATGTAAGCGCCGTTACCGCGAACAAACTTTATAATTGCAAACGCAGATTATAGTCTAGCAGCCTAAGGGTATGCAGGGTATGGGTTCCACCTGGTAACAGAACGGGCCCGCTATTACGGATGAGACATAGGTTAAAGTACATCCACACACAAAAGGAAACCATTTTAATGAAACTATTTAAACTATTAACCGCATCAGTACTATTGATGGGGTCTTTCGGCATGTCAGCATTAGCTGATGAACCAAAGGACAAAGTAAAAGCAGCCTTCGTTTACGTTGGCCCAACAGGAGACCACGGCTGGACTTATCGTCATGACATTGGTCGTCAACAAGTAGAAGAAGCATTTGGAGACAGAGTAGAAACTACATTTGTTGAGAGTGTACCAGAAGGCGCCGATGCAGAACGTGTAATGACACAACTAGCACTACAAGGAAATGATATTATTTTTGCTACATCATTTGGATATATGGATCCATTGATGTCTGTAGCAAAGAAGTTTCCAAATGTAAAGTTTGAACATGCTACAGGTTATAAGCAATCAGAAAATGCTGCCAACTACGGCTTGAAACTATATCAAGCAAGACACGTACAAGGCATTATTGCTGGTATGATGACAAAAACAAACACCATTTGTTATATTGCTTCATTTCCAATCCCAGAAGTTATGCGTGAAATCAATACATTCTATCTAGGTGCAAAGAAAAAGAACCCAGATGTAGAACTAAAAATTACTTGGGTTTACACATGGTATGATCCGGGCAAGGAAAAAGATGCAGCAGTGGCTATGATCCAGCAGGGTTGTGACATTGTAGCACAACACACTGATTCACCTGCTCCACTACAAGCAGCAGAAGAAGCTGGTGTACTTGGTTTTGGACAAGCAAGTGATCAAATGAAGTTTGCTCCTAACGCACAACTAACAGCAACTATTGACAACTGGGGTCCTTACTATATTAAAAAAGTAGGACAAGTGCTAGACGGTACATGGGAAACAGGTGATTACTTTGGACACATGAACGAAGACGCTGTACAAATGGCACCGTTTGCTAACATGCCAGCTGATGTACAAGCAGAAGCACAGCGTGTAAAAGATGCTATTAGCGCCGGCGAGTTGTTTGGATTTACAGGTCCAATAAACAAGCAAGACGGAACAGTGTTCCTAAAAGATGGTGAAGTAGCAACACGTATGCAGCTAGACACAATGGACTTCTATGTAGAAGGCATTACATCACAGGTTCCTAACTAATGATTCCAGTAATTGATTTACAAGCATCAGACGCTTTAGATCGCATCGACGAAGCCTACACAACAGTAGGCTTCGCTGTGTTCACAAATGCTCTAAACACAGTAGAGCAAGGTGATATGAAAAGTTGGCAAGAACAAATGAAAGCGTTCTTTGAACTGCCAATGGATGTAAAGCAAAGCTATCCTTATAACGCAGATACTAACTTAGGTTATAGTATGGTAGGTGATGAAAATGTAGACCCTACCGCACCTAAGGATATTAAAGAAAGTTTTAACTACAACAATACACGTATGCCAGAAGACCTTTGGCCTACTGAACTAAATGGATTTAAAGCAACAGCACTACAAAGTATCGACATTGCAGATAAACTTACACTAAAGATATTAGAAAAGTTTGATACTATTTTAGATACCGGTACTACACTTGTAGATTCTCATATGCAACCGTTTAACACCACAAGAGTTATTCATTATCCAGCGTATGACGGACCTGTTGAAAACAAGCAAATGCGAATAGGAGAACATAGTGAC